AAACTACGTTCTTTAAGAATATTAGACTTGGTTCTAATCTGACATTTACCACCACGCTCATCTATATAAGTGATAGTACCTTCAATTGTTGGTGTACCACGTTGGTGTTGTATCTCGTCTCCAATGTTTAGTTCCTTAATAGACTTATTGGTGGTAGTTGGTTTATTAGGTGATACTATACCTTTACGTTTGAGGTAAGTTAATATCGCACCTTCATTTAGTACAGTGTTATAGTAAATTGAGTCATATGGAACATGACATAAATGACATATAAGAATAGTCAGTTTAATGAACTGGAGTTTGTTCTCTAATGCCTCAATAATCTCAACGTCACGTAAGTTGTACTCGATAAACTTGTCTGGGTCATCTCTAAATAACCTATCTAACGAACCGTTGTATTCTATCTTACCTAACTTAGCATACTTTGTACCTATGTCTCCTAATTTGTAAGATGGTTCTTCTTTCATAATATACTTCTTAACCAAAAGCATATAATCCAAACTATTGACACCACCTATAGTAATTGGAGAATGTGGGTTGTATATGTTGTCATTTATTTTTTTAATTGGAGACAAGAACAACACTAATTCTTCACCTAGTATTTTTCTCATCCTAAAGTATATGTACGGGATATCAAAGAAATCACTGTTATATCCTACAACAACAGTTGGGTCTAATTCAATCCATAAATCTAAGAATTTACTGAGTAATTCTTGTTCCGTAAAGCATGGTATAATTTTTTTATTGTCCTTATCTACGGGTTCTATGGATTGTTTATCGTCAAGTATATAACAGTATTTCTTACTTGTATTAACATCAATTAATGCTATTGATGTTATTTTAGCATTAGCATCTCGTATTGACTGAGGAGTGAGTGTACCTAAAATCTCAATCTCAATATCCAGGTAAATTGTATTATGGGATGTAGGAGCTGAATCGTCCTTGTAATACAGATCTCGTAAAACACCTAATTCCTTTTGTATATCTTTTTCTAGTATGGTTGGGTCATTCCAATCAAATTTTCCACGAATAGGAGAACAGTAATCACCAAACAGTGTTACATGTTCTCCATCAGGGTCTAATTTATATACAGTAGGGTAGTATTTAAAGGACGACCAACCACCTTTATCGTCCCTTAAATAACATGTCCCTTTATCCTCACCATTGTAAGAATAGTAAATACTTTGATACATAACCTTTGTTTGTTTTTATTTTCCACTTGAACCAAATCCACCATCACCACGAAGCTGCGTTTGTTTTAAATTCTCAAACGCTTCATCATCTAGTTCAACGATTTCATATTTTGGTTTTTCAATAACCGCTATTTGAGCGTAGCGTTCGCCTTCTTCAATAGTGACATCAAGTTTACCTACATTGTAAATTTTAATTCCTAAATCACCTGTATATCCAGCATCTACTGTACCATAATGTGGGATAAGATTATACTTAAATCCTTTACTAGAACGTAATTGAATTTGCATCCAATAATTCTGGTTGTCAGGTATAGTAAGATTTAATCCATTAGGTACTACAGCCGAGCCTCCTGCTGGAATAACTGTAGTTTTAGTACATGTAATATCAAAACATGCTGATGTAGAATTGTATTCTACTTTAGGTATGACTGCTTTAGGGTCTGTTTTGTGTGCATAAATTGTAACCATATTAGAGTCGGTTGATATATTCAATTAGTTTAGTTTTAATAATACTTTGTTCATCTTCAGTAAGACCAAGTCGATTTTGGACAACGGTATGCATACCATAATACGATTCTCTGTGTAAGAGTTCTTGTAGTGAACGAATAACGTTAAGGATAACTTCGGGATGGACCTGTGATGGTATTGCAGGTACAGTTTCTTGTGTTTTTCTCATAATTTATATTTTTTAATTTATTTTAATTAAATTTAAATCCAGTTAATTTTTTTATATTATCTAATGTTGTCTCAAACTTATTTATATCTTTTTCAGACGAATTTTTATTATAAAATAAATAACATTTATATTGTTTATCTTTTACTATATAAATAACTTTCCAACATTTTTCAGGCACTGAAATATTATCGGGTCCTATTTTTTTTACTGAGCCTAAATTTCCAGCCCACACATGAATACTATCTTTAATTAGTGATATTTTTCTAGTTTCTACTTCAAGATTTTTCCATAAACCAGCATTTAAATTATGTAATTGAGGAGACATATTACTATAATAAAAACACTCATCTAATACTTGTTGTGGTAAGCAGGTATTACTAGCTGCAGGACACATATGTCCTCTATCATATCCCGATTTAGCATAGTCTTGTTCTAAATTAGTTTCTTTTATACATTTTGGATCAGCTTTAAATTTATTTTTTCGTGGTAGTGGATTTGAACAATTATTTTTTTCTTTTGTTTCCCACCATTCTACTTTTAATGGATATTTAAAGGATTTACTAAATGTTGTAATATAGTTAGTATGACTAATATTGATAGTATCTTGTGATTTTGAGATAAATGGTATTAGTAGTACCATTATAATTAATATTTTTTTCATTTTATATTTTTTTAAAGTTCTTCTAAAATTCCTAATATTTCAGCTAGGATTAATAATACACCTGCTGATTGTACATATAATCCTCTACCGAGGAATAAAGATATGCCTGCTCCTATTCTTACGGCTGATTTTAAGATACTAATCCTAAAATGCCAATTTGTTTTACTTTCTTTTTCCTGCATATTAATTCATTTTAGTACCATTAATTTCAATAGCGTGTAAGAATTCTTCACGGATTAAATTATCTTTCTCCATAAACACGCCTGAAAATTTGTTAGTAGTCATTACTGATGGATGTTTAATTCCACGATGACTGCAACAAGTATGTTTACATGCGATACTCACAGCTACTGACTCACACTTCATTTTATCTGCTATGTAGTCGTGAATTTGTTGTGTAAGTGATTCTTGCATTTGTGGACGACGAGCAAACCATTCTACAATACGATTAAGTTTACTTAATCCAATTACATTTTCACCTGGTACGTATGCTACAGTAGCATAACCAGTGAATGCTAAATTATGATGAGCACACATACTAACAATAGGGATACCAGATTGAATAACTAACCCACTGTATCCTTCATCATTAGGGAATACAGTAATGTTAGGTTCATCTGAAATTGATCCTACAATTAGATCTTTTAGCCAAGCCTTTGCGACACGTCGAGGTGTATCTTCTGTTTGTCGGTCTGCGGTGTAATCGAACCCTACTGCTTGAAGAAACTTACCGTAATAGAATGCGGCATGATCAATCATCTCATTTACTTCAATCTCAGTGCGAGGTAGATTACCGTTTGATTTTTTTAATAACTCCATGTTTTTATAACGTTTATTTTAATGTAATATTCTTATACTTTATAGCCAAACCTATTTTAATAGTTTTTTTATTTGGCGAGCACCAGAATATTCTTTATATCCTGTTTCTGATATAACTATTAGTGTGGGTAAGTAATCCACCTCAAATAAGTCTTCTAATTCCTTAGAATAAGCATCATCTGAGTCCATATCGTAGAATTCATAATCTGGTTTAAGATGTCTTATTTGTTCTATTATAGGACGCATCTCGGCACATGCAGGACACCAAGATGCGTTAAAAAATAAGAGTGACTTCTTCTTACGTTTTATAGATTCTTTGAGTAGTTGTTTATTCATACCCATAAATATGTTTACTAGAAAGTAAGTGATGTAATGCACTTAATTACCAAATCTTCTGCTTCATATCCAGCTAAGTCTTTATCGCGAGCTACTTCAAATTCTACTGAAGCGCCTGCTTTAGTTTGAATCCACATTTCTTTAAGAAATTCGGTATTAGTAATTTCATTGTCTTCATTGCGTGTTATTTTAAACACAGCTACTTTTGTTTGTTGTAGTTTGATCATGTTATTTAAATTTAATGTTATTGTCGCGTTTGATATAACTGTTCCTGTTGATGGAACTGTAAAGGGTGAGTAAGGGGAGTTAGGTGTTACCCAGTCTGTTACGGTGTTGTTTGATAGGTATGCTCCCGTAGTACTAATAGTACTAATACCAATTCCGTTTGTTAAGTTTAGTGTATTCATATTTTATGATTTTAATGTTTATAATAATCTGCCTTCTCCACTTTCATACCAAGCGTTAACGCTTCCATGTTTTAAGATTTGTTGGTTTGTTTCATTTTCAACTTTTCTATAAACTTCTCTCCATTTACTTTTAGTTTGCTCTGTAGCATGTTCTTCATATGTACCTGAGAAAAGTGCTAGATCATCTATTTCTTTATCTGTTAAATGGTAAGGATCTCTAGGTTCAAATTGATGTTTCATTCGTTAGGTATTTCAATGATTTTATCTTCGGTTTCAGTTATCCTCTGTTGGACAAAGTTTTCCATATCAGCCATTGCCTCTAGAAGTTTTTCTCTCTTTAAATGGAATTCTTCATCTTCTATTTCGGAGAAGTCTGAGTAATATCTAAAACAATATTCTATGTCTTCTTCTCTCATTCGATACTGAACATCTTCCCATTTGTCTAGTTCGTCTTTTAATTGGTCTAGTGTCATATTTTTATTTTATTTTTAATTCACCGTTTTTGAACTTAACCCAATCATCAAATGATAGTTTAGACATTTGTTTAAAAATTGGAAGTTCGTTTATTACTAGTTCACTTTTTTTAACATACTCATTCATACTCTCTATAAACTCAGAATATTCTTCTTCGGTTAATTCTTTATTTATTACAGCATACTGGTCTTCATCTAAAGTAAAATTAACCTCCATATCTAAAGAATCTGGATACATTAGGTCCGCTTCAAGGATAAAATCCTTATGTAGAGCTGTCTTTTTTCTCGATAGCCTTAATAATTCGTTAGCCTTGGCAAAATCACCATCTAGAGCCGCTTTATCAGCTAATTGTACGGTGTGTGGATCTAGATAAATAATTATCCAACGGCCTGATTCTTTTTTAAGTTTTCCTTTCATAATCTATTTGTGATTGTATAAAGCTTGAATAAGTAACCCATAAAAAACTGTACCAACAGGTAGTAATATTGAGTAGTAGACAATGATAAATGGGTCTTTCTTACATGCTTCAGTTATCATTTTAAACGTAGTTCCAGACATAACCATCATATAGTAAAGTTGGATCATAAGTATTAAGGCACCTATAAATAAAAATAATAAAGTCATTTGTGTTTAAGTGATTTAAGAAATTGTTGAAAGGTTACTGTATCGTTTATTGTATCATCTATTGAACCACCCTCAAGAAACGCTGTATTCCAGCAATCTCTTAAATCCTCTTCCGTATATAGAGTTTCCCTAGCTTTGTTGTAACCACGTTTAAAAGTGCTTTGATAACTTAAAGATGCAAGACTAGAATCATTACCATATATTTCTTTCGCATCCTCCTTAGCTAACTCATCAAGTTCTTTTTCTCTCTTACTATTCATCCATTCAGTTAATGATTCAGTTGTTTCTTTTGCTAGTTGTGTGTCAAGTTTCTCTTCTAGTTCGTCTAAGTTTAATCGGTTTGATCTAACTAATTTAGCATACTCACACCCATTATAATCTTCTATTTCAAAATAAACTTCTCCATCAATCGCATCATCATCTAGAAAGTAATATTTTACATATTCTGGATGTATTTCAATTAAATTTGGAGCACCAAGTTTGGTGGTGTATTCTACAAACCAGCTGTTTTTTCGTTTGAGTAGTATTCCTTTCATAACTTAAACTCCCGTTTTCTTATTCCAAATTGTGACATGAAGTCTATCTGTAAATCTAACTCCTTTTTTAATGGCCAAGTCAGCTGTTAGTTCTCTTGTTTTAGATAATTCCTCTTGAGTTTGACCTTCAGGCATTAGCACTATTTTATCTAATGTAATGAAATTAGTATTAATAAATGTTTCTTGTATCTCATCCCAATCTGATTCACTAGATATTACAAACTTAAATACAGAATTAGGTAATGAACCCATGTATGATAAAGTAAGTGGTTTAATGCGTGCCTTGTACTTCATTTCGGAATTTTGTAATTTAGGGCTGTTATTCCACCAATCAACCAAAGACACAAATTCAGGAGAAGGCATTAGTACAGCTTCGTTCTCTACTTCTACATACGGTTTAAAACCATACCGATCAATAAATGCCTTTAAGAATGCCACACATGCTTTTTCTTGTTTTAGAGGAGAACCTCCAGTAAGGATTAAATGTTGTCCTTTTTTAAATCTATCTATCAAACCAATAGACTCAAACATTTCAAAAATTTCACCAAACGAATACTCATTTCCTTCTGGCCATACATCTAAAGTATCACACCATACGCATTTAAGTGTACATCCTTGCAATCGTACAAATGTTGATATAACTCCAGCATGTGGTCCTTCTCCTTGAATAGTATCTGAGAACATTTCAGCTATAGCTAGCTTATCTTCTCCTTCTACCTTTTTAGTAAAGGTAGGTTTTTGTTGTATTAATGTTATTGGCATATATTAATGTATTAAAGTTGAAATATATATTCCTAAATATGAACCAGCTACACTACCTAAAACATAGCCTGCCCATTGGTGAAGCGTATCATTACTATTTGCAATTTTTCTAATTACAAAGAAATTAAGTGACGCTACTGTAAAGTCACTCAATGCTGCTACATTATATTGTGCTTGAGCTACTGCTCTAAAGTTAATGCAGAGAATACCATATAGTACTATCTGTATAAAGAATAGTAAAGCTGCTTCTTTAAATTTTTGGTTCATGTTATTGACGTTGTCTAGCTTTAAAATTAGCAGCTTTAATTGCTTTCTTGGATTTAGTTTTCTCACCTTTTTCTTCTGCTTCAACTACTACCTCTGCTTTAGCAGCATTTCGTATATTCTTTTTCCAGTCAATTTTTGAAGCGTATTTAGCTCTACCCATTTTAACTTCATGTTCAGCTGTTTTTTCATCTACTCTAAGGTACTGATTGTTTTTTAATATAGTTTTCATGTTTTTGATTTTAAAATTCTACTAATAGTGTGGGGGTCACAATTAAACTTTTTTCCTATTTCTTTTAGTGTATTTCCCTTATTTTTTAAATATAATATTTCTTTATAATGATTCCAAACTTCTTTTTTAGAATATTCTTTTTTATTTTTTCTAGATTCTTTAAAACTTCTTAATTCAATGTTATTTTCTTTTAACCTATTCCTTATACCATCCGAAGATATATTAAACATTTTCGATATATAAAGAATACTGTATCCCTTTTGATATAATTCTATTATATGCTTAATATTTTTATCTATTTTTTTTGTTTCTATGATTAGATTTACTATTTTTTAAAGCTAAGGATACTGCTTCTTTTGGTGTTCTAATAATATCTTTAACAATATTTTTTATAGTTGAGGGACTACAATTATATTTTTTAGATATAATATTACATGATAATCCACTTTTATATTTATCCCTTATAGCATCATATTCTTTCCATACCTTATCTTTTACTCTCTTAAATGATTTAGTATTTTTACCATATAATGCTATGTTATATGTAAATGTATTTTCTAAATATTCTTTACTAACTAGTTGGGTCTCAAATAACTCAGCTTCATCTCGAGATGAAAAAACTTGTAATATTTCTTTTTTAAAAGAATTAATCCCTAATATTTTTATATCTTTTACAATTTCAACTCCACTTCCTAAGTAAGAATCAACTTCAGGATTAGGGTGACTTCTAGCTCCTATATATTCTCTATTAGTGATTAAATTAATCGTTCTATAAACATAATGTTTCATATAATATATTTATAATAAATATATGAAGGATAGTATTTTTACTTAAACTTACTTACTCGCTCGTAAGTTCCATTTTTGAAAATTGTTTTCATATATTTTAATTTTATTTTACTACTTCATTATATGGTACCCAATGAATCTCATCATGCTCATCTGAGTCTACAAATGCTAACAATATTCTATCTGTATTATCTTTAGCAATTGCTACAAACCCATATCCTTCACAAATTATAGAAACATAATGACCTGGTTTAAGGTTATCTGCTTCTTCTAGAATGTCGAAATCATGAGGCATTTCAGGATCATTTTTTTCACACCATTGTTTGCTAAAATCTGCCATATATTTTATTTTTAATTTTCTTCGTAAATTGCACTATTTTTACCATGTTCAAAGCATTCAACTTTGATTACTTTACATCTAGCAGCATCTGTTTTAGATAAAACTTCATTGAATTTATCATAAACTAACTTAGCTAAAGACTCACATCCCATTTTATCCATCACTCGCAATGAACATAATCCTTCCATAGCAGCTGATTGGAAAAAATCTAGATATGGATCGTCTTTTTCAATTAATAAAGTATGATCAAACATATAATCCATCCATGCTTTAAGACCATTACCACGAGGTGGTTCTTTAAATCCACCAAAATCAACAATCCAATTCATATCATCTAGTTGATTTTCTTCTAATGGTTCATTAGATGCGAACCATACTTTAAAATAAATTCCATAACCATGTAATAACTGACAATGTGAATGTTGTGCTCTCCATTGCCTGATGGCTACAGAGTAGTTATCAAATGTTTTTGTTGAAACATATCTTCCCATAATCTTATCCATTTGCCCATTTTAAAACATCATTGTAAGACATAACACCTGTGTGACGTTTCACTGGTTGATCGTTTTCAACTAATATAATAGTTGGAATACTTGTCACACCATACTTTCCAGGAGCATCTGGTTCATAGTCTATATTAACTTTTTTTACTGGGATAGTCTTATTGACTTGATCCATTGTGGGCCCAAATGCCAAACACGGTTGACACCAGGGTGCGGAGAAATACCAAATTGTTTTCATATATATAATTTTAATAAAAATCTTGTGTTTTAATTAGTTCTACTTTAGAATCAAACATCCTGAGAAATGTTGTGTTAGAATATTCTAATGGTTTAGCTTCATACCAATCCGACGACCATCGAAACTCACCTCCATTCTTCATACCCGAATATACTTCATTATATTGGTTCATGACAATATACTCTTGTCCTTTAAGTTCTTTCTTCTTTTGACGCATATATTAAATATAGTATCTTATGAATGGGCTGCCAAAACTTCCTCAACATGTTTTTTAGCTATCTCCCATGTAACAGGACCTAAATCTAAATCAGCGTATGCTACTGGGTCAGGACGATCTAATTTAATAAATGCCTCAATACGCTCTACTGATGCGGCTGATTTATAGTCTGAGTACCATTTACCTTCACCTGATGGTAATGTAATATACATTGGTTTGTAACTTGTATTAGTGCGTTTATATACTTCATCGAAATCTAATCCAAGTTGCTCACAGCATTCTAAACCATGTTTTAGAATTTCAAATTTATCTACATGTAAGAATGGTGTTATAACCTTTACTTTCTCAGAACCCCAATTACCTAATTTGAATGCTTGGTAATCAGCATCACGGAATTCTTGTCTACAATCAGGATAAATAGCATGGTCACCTGCATGTATACCCATTGCAATATCACATTCAGCATTATTTTGTTCAGCAATAGATAATGCTACAGCCTGAATAATGCTACTGAATATTTTATTACGATTAGGTACTACTGTAGCCTTCATATTTTCTTCAGCATAATGTCCTTCAGGTACATCTTGTCCTCCAGTTACTAATGTTGAATTGAGTAATTGAGATAAACCATCTAACTTGATAATTTGATGTTTAACCATATTATAAGGCATTTGATGGTCTGTAATTAATATCCCTTGGTTAATATAATCAACTAATTCAGTTGCACGTTCAAGTTCAATTTTATGTTTTTGACCATAATCAAACGATAAACAGGTAACATGATAATTTTGTGCTAATAGGTTTAGCAGTAGAGTACTTGAGTCCATCCCTCCAGAAAGACTTAGTACAGCAAAACGTGGTTGTTTTATTTTTGTTTCCATATAAATTTTATATTTTTTTGAATGCCTTTTAAATTTCGATATATTTGAGAATATTTAATATTTAATTTATCTGCTGCTTCTTGAATAGAATTAAATTCATTTAATTTATTCATATTTAAATCATATTGTATTATTTTAATTCTTTCAGGACCAGCTGTTGGTTTTGGTATTTGATTTTTTAATGATATTGCTTTATTATCTCTATTATTTATTATTTTTTGTTTAGCTTCTTCTGTATGTTTATGATTTTTAAAACCACTTACTCTTCCTTTATTAGCTTTACTTATATTTTTACCCGTTCCTTCTTTTCGAGGTTTTCTCATTTTTTGTTTTTGCGCTTCATTACATTTTCTACCTAAATGAGATTCTCTTATTTTTTGTTTAGATTCCTTGGTATGTTTAGGTTTACCTTTTAATTTTTCACTAATAATTTTCTTC